TGGAATAGTAAAAACATTATTTAGTGTACCATTCTTATTAACTAAGATGGTTGCACTTACATTAATATCAATTGAAGTCTTTTCAATCGATGAAAATATAAAAGCCGTTAAAAAGACAGGCTTATTTAATGCTTTTAAGAACCTAGTTGCTAGAAGCAAAAACGTAAAAGACGACATCGATAAAATCAAATAAATATAATATGGAAAAGAAAATAATTGATTTAGGAATTATACCAGAACTAGAAGTATCTGGTGTTAAAAAGATTTCGTTGGTTGAAGAACCAGCAATCGAATTAGATTTCCTATATTTCAAAAAAGAAAACTTTGTAACTCCTAATGCTGGAGAATCTGATGATGAATTTTTAAGTCGTTGTATTCCTTATGTTATTAATGAAGGTAAAGATGAAGATCAAGCAGCAGCAATTTGTTATTCTTACTTAGAAATGGGTAAAGAAGAGTTTATAGAAAACAAGAATCCAAAAGGTGTAGGAACCGCAAAGGGCGAAGCCACAAATACACGTAGTGCAAAAGTATCAAAACAAGCAGAAGAAACCTTACAGAAGAAGTCTGATGAGTTTAATGAAAAGAACAAAGAAAAACTTGGTTATGGTGTAGATGTTGGTATGCTAAAAACTGTGTATCAACGTGGTAAAGGTGCTTATAATTCATCACATCGTGCAAATGTAAGTAGTCCAGAACAATGGGCATTGGCAAGAGTTAATTCATTCTTATATTTAGTTAAAAATGGTAGACCTGAAAATAAGAATTACAAACAAGATAACGATTTGCTTCCTGCAAAGCATCCTAAAAAAGATGAAGGTTTTGCAGCAGAAATTGAAATTACTTGTAAAGATTGTAGTTGGTCTTGGAATTTACTAGATGGTGGAGAAGATCCTTATATTTGCCATAAATGCGGTGCAGATAATACACCTATTTTAGAAAACTTTGAAAGTTATAATGACTATCCTGAATCAGCAAAAAATGCTGCTAAAAGAGCATTAGAATGGAGAGATGCACATCCTGATCAAGGTTGCGGTACTGCAGTAGGTTGGACTAGAGCTAATCAACTTGCAAAAGGTGAGAATATCTCAGAAGAGACAATTGCAAGAATGGCAAGTTTTGCTCGTCATTTACAATATAAAGATGTATCTTACTCTGAAGGATGTGGTGGTCTTATGGTTGATGCATGGGGCGGACAAGCAGGTATTGAATGGGCATCTAATAAACTAAAAGAAATTAGAAAAGAAGATTTCGAAATTGATACTACTGGTTTAACACCTTATGTTGATCAGGTTGGTCCAAAGAAGAAGATCGAGGACCTTATGACGCCAGAACAATTAGAAACTATATTGGAAATGGCAAGTGTCTTAGGCGTACACGAAAGTGAAGTAGATTATGTGTCAGCATTTCAATTTGCTCTTAACCCTAAAGATGCAGAATATACTCCAGCAAGAACAATTACTAAAGCTGATGGAGAAGAAGTAGTTTATAAATATAGAAGTTCAAATGTTGCTAGTAACACTAGACAATTTTGTTCAAGAATGATGGGATTATCTCGTTTTTATACTAGAGAAGAGATTGACGCATTAGATACTTTTAATGAAGAATTTGGACCAGGAGTTGGCGGTGGTAGATATTCCATCTTTAAATATAAAGGTGGAGTAAACTGCCAACATTACTGGCAAAAGTTTATTGCACAAAGAGTTGGTAGAAGACTACAAGTAACTGAAGCAACGCCAACTGATAATATTCAACAAATGGCTGAAACAGCACCAAGAACTACACAAGGTCGTGGTTATGTTAAACGTCCAGAAAGAAACTTACCTCCATTAGCAGGTCATTCTGCATTCTCTAAGTTACAATTTAACTTTGCAGATGAGGAACAAAAAGTTGTAGTTGGTCCAGCAATGTTACCAAATATTTCAATTCCTAGAAAGGATGAAGAGACTGGAGATATTTACTATGTAAAATTTAGTGAAGATACTATCAAAGAGATAGCAATGAAATATATGAAAGAGGCAAGAACTAATGAGACTAATACAGATCATGAAGTTAATCAAGCTGGTGCATATGTTTTCGAATCATGGTTAGTTGAAGATCCTAAAACTGATAAAGCAAATACAGTTTATGGATACAATGTACCTAAAGGAACTTGGATGGTAAAAATGAAAGTTGAAGATAAAGAAACTTGGAAAAGAATTAAGAATGGAGAACTTAAAGGTTTTTCAGTTGAAGGTTCTTTCTCAGATATGGAAGAAATAGAAGCAAGACGAAGATACGAAAAGATTCTAAATATTTTAAAATAAAAAAAGGGACTATTAAGTCCCTTTCTTTTTGTGAAACGTTTCTATTAAAGAACTCTATATGCTAATTCATAATCTAGTCCCTTGCTTTCGCAATACATTCGGGCTTTATGACCTGAAGTAACATGTCCATCTGGACAAACCCATCTTTGTTGACTGTTATGGTTTTTACTAACAGTCTTAGTTTCATTGTCTAATTTAATTCGCAATGTACGAATCTCATTAGTTAAACCGCGCATAGAGTAATTTAACTCAGCAATCAGTTTCATTAATTGTTCATGTTCTGACATAATTTTAGTGTTTATTTTCTTATATGTTATATAACCATATTAAAAAATGTTTCAGTGAGATATGTCAGCATCCAGAATGACTATATCTAAGAGTATAGGATCGTTTCCTATAAATTGTATAATTAAAAATAAATCAATATTATGACTTACAAATTGAAGTTGAACCAAGTACGTGAAGTATTGGGTATGGAGATTAAGTTCGAAATCGTGAAATTGATGGATGGTACAACCGTTGAAGCAGAAAAATTAGAAGCAGGTTTTCCTGTTTATGTTGTTGCTGAAGATGGTTCAAAAGTATTGGCACCTGCTGGTGATCATACTCTTGCTGATGGTACTGTTATCACGCTTGACGAGAACTCATTAATCAAAGAAATTTCTACTAAAGAAGAAGAAGAGGCCGCTGCTGAAATTGAAATTGAAGTATCTGGTGCTAAAGAAACTAAAATGGAAGAAATGCCAAAAGAAGAAACTGGAGTTTCAGTTGCAATGGAAGAAGCTATCATTTCAAAAGTTGAAGAAAGAGTTGCTGAAAAAATGAAAGCAATTTTTGGAGTATGCGAAGAAATGGCAAAAGAAATTGCAATGATTAAAGAAGAAATGGGAGCAATGAAAGGTAAAATGGAGAAGTTCTCTAAAGCACCTGCTGCCAATCCAATTCCAAAAGTAACTATGCCAAACGTTGTTGATGTTGTTAACGCAATTGATGCAAAAGCAGAGTTCTTAAAAAGTATTGCTAAAAAGTAATAATCACAAACTAAACATTAAAAAACAAAAAACCTAAAAATTATGGCTTTTAATTTATCAGGCTTAACTACATACGTAGATCAAACTAGCCAAATCGACCTAATTACTAAAGCGTTGTTAAAACCACAAACTGTTAACAACCTTACAGTAAAAGCTGGATTAGTATCTGGTACTGTAAACTTAAACATCCTAGACGCAAACGTTGACGTGAAAGACGCAGCTTGCGGATTCGGTGCTGGTGCAGTAGGAACTAACTCTACTATCTTCACTCAATTACCTATCGTAGTTGGTGCAAAAATGTTGAAAGAGACTTTATGTCCAGATTCATTGTATGACTACTGGTTGTCTAGCCAACTTTCTCCAAACGCAATCCACGAGACTGTACCTTTCGAAGCTGCTATCGCAGATTTCAAAGTACGTTCAATCAACCAATACGTAGAGAGCACTCTATGGGCTGGTGATGGAGCATCTCTTGATGGTTTGTTATTCCAAACTTCAGTTGCTGAAGGTTCTGTAGATGCTACTGCATATTCTACTGCTTGGACTAGCGGTAACGCTGTTGCTAACATGTGGGCTATCATTGATTTGATCCCAACTGCTGTTAAGCAAGAAGACGATTTAGTTGCTTACGTATCTTACGCTACTTATAGCAAAATCGTTCAAGGTTTACAATTGACTGGTAACTCTATCCTATTGCAATACCCTAACGTTTCTAACGTTGCTGGTACTGCTGAGTCTAGCTTCATCTTCCCAGGTTCTAACGTAAAAGTATTTGCTGCTCCTGGATTAGTTGATCCAGCTGGAGATTCTGCTGTTATCGTTGGACCTAAGAAATATGCTTTCATGGGTACTGGTATTGTAGACAATCAAG